GTACCATTCTTCCTTTCTCCTTCATCCACAATCCAAGAACCAAACACTTCCTTTAGTTCCTTCTGTAATATATCTCTCTTCTCTGCTAACTTACCATACAATTTAGTAGCCTTATCCACATCAAATGGGAAACCATTATCAGTCTGTTTCAAACAAATAGTATGTATCTCATGTTCAAGTTGGACAGACTCATCTGAAAAGTCAGCATCAAGTAACTTACAGTACAGTTTATAGTTAAGTTCTACATCATTCTCACAGTACTCTAACATGTCTTGACTGAACTCTTCAAACTCATTGAACTCATTCTTTGGAAAGTTGAGCCGTTGCCCCCATGATTTCAACGAGTGTCTACCATACTGATCTTTATCAATAGCTTTATTGTCTGCATCCCTTTGTCCTCTATTTGGGTACACTAGTTTAGACCAGACTAATGTATCTCTAATAGTCTGTGTAGGTTCTGGTTCATAATCGAAAATCTTTTTCAGTACAGGAAGATCAAAGTTTAAAATGTTGTGTCCTATAATCTCCGAAAAATTTTTCAGGAAAAATAGTGCGTCATCAAATTCAAGTCTAGTAACTTCACCAGTAAAGGATCTCATCTTATCGTTATCAATATCGTAGATAACTATACAATGAACCTTAGTTACAGTCTCTAATAGACCATCAGTTTCTATATCAAATATACATCTACTCATCTTCCCCCTCAGTTATATCCTTTATCATTTCAGCCATAGAATTAAGACACATCTGACAAAATGTAACTGGCATCATACCAAACATACCTTGTATTCCTTCACCCTCTTCGTGCTCAATCTGTCCACATATTGAACAAGAATCAGAATGTAAGTTTTCAAAGAGATTCATTAGAACTCCTCTTCTTCATCATCAAATGGCATCTCATCTTCTGGTACTTCTGTTAATCTACCAGTCTTATGATTGTAGTCTACCTCACATGCAATTCCTGTCTCACCTGTCCACCTATTCTTGAGTACACGTACAGTAGTACGATCCGGGTCATCACCTTGTTGGTTTCTTTCGCATCCAATAACTATGTCTGATAGCTGTCCTATTGAAGCCGAACCTCTAAGCTGTGCCATGCTAGTCTGTGCTCCATCCTCATGACCTTTGTTACCTTGTGGTCTCTTTAGATGGGATACTAGTATAAGACCACAGTTGACCTCCTCAACTAAGCCTCTTAGTTTAGTCATCAAGTTATCTATTGTCCTTCTCTCGTCACCATCTTCTATACCGGAGACCACAATAGATATATGATCCAGAATAATGAAGCTACATCCACAGGCTGTAACCATATAACGTATCTTATTAAGAAGGTTATCACCTTCAAGTGAACCCCAATGGTCATATAAATATATCCTACCAGTATTAAGAGTATGGTCAAATGCATCTTTAAACTCCTCATCTGAAACATCTATGTTACCAAGATGTAATGGTCTGTTCAAGTAGAGACCCATAAAACCTAGACCAGTTCTCTTGTTCGATTCTTCTAGTGCAATGTATCCTATAGTTTCCTCTTGATTCAGCATATGATTAGCTAATTCTCTACATACCTGAGACTTACCTATTCCTGCACCAGCAGTTAAAGTAACTATCTCACCTCTCCTCATTCCAAGAGTCTTTTTATTCAGTCCTTCATATGGGTAATCACATGCTGACATTGAATCTTCAGCACTAACTATATCCCACAAGTCCTTACCATTCACAATACCATCTGGTCTATAGACTCTAGCTTGCCATATACAATTAATCAACTCACTAACTCTACCTTTGGTGAGCATTTCATTTGCATCTTTCAAAGGGAGCTTTGCTATCTTAGCCTTGCCGGGAGGTAGTACCTGTGCACATTCTCGTGATGCTTTTATTCCGGGTTCATCATTATCAAAGCAGAAGATAACCTCCTCATACCCTGTCAATAATTCTATACTCTTTCGTATAGCTTTGGAAGCACCAGCCGATCCATTAGGTACAGAATACACAGGCCACTTGTTACCTTGTGCTTGTGACACAGACAGTGCATCTAACTCACCCTCACATACAACTGCTTTCTTACCTTTACCTGACCATAGATGTGCTCCATACAATCCTGCTTCCTTTATGTCACCTCTTGTATGGAAGTCTTTATTCTTAAACCTGATCTTCTGTGCTACCTTGTTACCACTTGCATCCTTATAGTTAGCAATCTGTACTGGTTGACCTCCAACTTCTCCAACTACATAGTCCCACTTCCTACAAGTATCCAATGAAATACCACGAGCACTAAGGTTTGTTGCTTCACCCTCAACAAAATCCATATTATTATCTCCTTTCTTCATTACAACTTTCTGTTCTCCACCTGACTTCTCTCTATAGTTACAGCCAAAGCAGTACGCATGTCCATCATCATACCTAGCAAGATTGTCTCTTGACCCACACTCCGGGCAAGGTTCATGGTGGATAAATTCGCTTTCTTCATTCATCATATGTAAGGCCATCTTCTTCACCGCTAGTTTCCCATTCCTTTTCCTCATCTCTACTTACTGCTGTCAACTTACCAACATAAGTAAATCCCACTGCATTTAGAAAGGTATGTAGATGTTCAAGTACATCATCTAGTTTCTCTGCCTCAAAAGAAACCCTCACAGTATTAGTATTAGATTTAAACGAGAGTATATACTTTTCAGTATACTCCTTCTCTTCTTCTTCTTCTGTTTCTACAAGTGATTGTAGATTAGCATCCCATTGTCTCATGTTCCCCTTTATAAATCTTTGTATTTGAATTTAAGTAAACCAAAGTTATCTTCATTGAGATCCCACCACTTACGTACATCGAATGATGGGCATGGAGTTTCTTCTAAATCTCTGTGTCCTACTACCTCTGCATCAGAGTACATAAACTTTAATGTCATAAGTAATACAAACAAAGATTCAATCTGCTGTTTACCATAGTCAGGTGCATGAATACCTCTTGTATTCTTACCGCCAGATAAACAGACAGCGATGGACTCCAAATCATTCTCACGTACATGAGATCCTATTTCATTTGGAGGTCTACCGCTTTCAATTATACCATCTCGTCTGATAAAAAAATGATAACCAACTTTTAACTTACCCTTTTTTCTATGCCACTCATCCACATCACTTAACTTAATATCTTCATTAGGTTTTGTACTAGTTGAGTGAACTACTATGTACTTAGTTAGTTTTCTTCTTGTCATTCTTTGTCCATTCGTGTGGTACAATTTTCTCTGAGTACAGAAAGTTGTGTTTATCACACCACCCTGCACATGTTAATTTAGAACCTTGAATACGACTGTTTATATTTGAAAACACAAATCGTATATCAAGTTCTGGATGTTGTTCTTTGATAGACCTGTGCATCCTCTGATCTTTATATCTGAAGTACCCCTTCGCTTCAATTATAACACCATTAGGTAACACAAAGTCAGGTTTGTATTTATGTGTAACGAAGTAAGCAACGGACATTGGCTCATACTCAAAGTTGCATTTACGTTTTGCTAAGTTGTCCGCTATCCGTTGCTCTAGTCCAGATCTAAAAGTCACCGGACTTTTCTTCGTCATCATCGAAGGCTTCTCCCTCTTCAGTAGAGTTGTTACCTTCTTCTACTACTACTTCATACCCCTCTTCCACATCAAATACATCACCAGCATTTCCATTTGCTACGTACTCAATGAGCTTAAGTACTTGAACCATACGTAACCTAAGTTGTACACCAAGAGATGTTCCATGCTCGTATGGTGCAATCTCATAAGCTACCCTTCCAATGCTACCATTACCTACCTTAAGTGAGGCAGGAAGTGGTTCTCTGTTTGGGCCTACTACAACTGGCCTTTGTGTGAAGGTTTGTCCAGTCTTGGAATTAGTACCTGATGCTTTCAGTTTGAAGTGGAACTCAGTCCCTTCTTCCATACCTTCATCATCAAGTGACATCTTGTATGGCATATACTCCTGCCATGTTTTCTTTGCAGACTTTTGTTGACACCTTTTCTTCCACTCACCATGAGCATCGTCAATAGTTTTCTGCATGTCCTCCGCATCAGAACCAGACAGTAATATCTTCACATGATACTGACCTTCAACCTTAAAGGTTGTATCAGGTACAGTAATATGTGCCCATCTGAATTCTCCCTTTGGAGTCACCGGATATTTTCCAGCCATGTTTTCCTTTCGTGTGTGTTAATGTTTTGTTGAACCTTAAATGTCCATTTTATGAAAAGAAATACTCAGAGTCTATAACTCCCATAATATCTAGTTCACCACGATCAGGTGGTGGTTCTAAATCAGGAAGCACATCACTTACATTATCATAGAAATCATTAAGAACATCTATGTCTGAGTACATATCCACGAATGAAGTTCTTATAGCATCTGCCATACGTGGAACAAAGTGTGCATGTACTCCATATGAATCATGCACTACAGAGAAATCATTTATACCTTCCTTTAAACACTTGTTAATAGTAAGTGTTAGTGCAGTTGCATCCATGCTATGCACAAAGTTAGGTGACACGCCATTGATTGATCTTCGCTTGTCTATATTCTCTGTCTCCTCTAGTACAGAGGGTTTAATTAATACATTATCTATGTGAGTTGTTATCCTTCTGGCTCTCATGCTCTTGTATATCTGCTGTACTACAAATCCAGAAGGTGTCTCCCATATTATAGGAAGATTCTTCTCTGACATTCTCCTTCCTATCTCTTGAAGCCATGTCATAGCTTCTCTTGACTTGATTACTACCTCTCCTATTGCTTCCCATACATGCTTACCTACGTACAATGATGCCTCGTATATATGTTCACCGAATGGATTGACATTCTGATTACTCAGTATCTTCTCATTCATTGCATCTTCTACGTATGCTCTACAACTAAAGCGTGTACCTCCATAGGGTACTACCATTACAGGTCTCTTGGTTATCTTACGATCTATACCAAATGAAAGCCACTCTTTAGAGTAGGGTACACCATGCTGTGCATCCTCTTTAACTTTCTTTAGTACCACATCTGCAACCATCTGGTATATATCTTGTGGTATATCTTCTGGAGTAAGGTTCGTTGCTTTCCCTCCAATAATATCTCTGAGCATAGCAGAGAAATGTTGGAGTCCATTGTTAGAACCATCAAGACATATGGGTAATTGAGAATCAAATCCATATCCCTCTTTACTAAAGTTAGCCCACTCAAAACACCATGCTAAGAAAGTCCACGGCTCATCTGCCTTAGTCCACCACCTGTTATTCAATGGTTGTGATGCAGAATTAATAATGTTATCAGTGTTTTCCAGTGCCCACTCCACTCTCTCTTGGAATGAAACCTTATCAAACCCGAATGAATTAGCACCATGTACTGCAAAGAAATCCCTTTGTTCCTTATTATTAATAGGAAACTTCTTGGAAAACTTGAGTAAAGACTTGGCATAGTCTGGCCCTTGTGGTGTAAGAAAGGAATTAACTGTGTACTTACGACCTCTGAAGTCACACTGGTATACAAAGTATATATCTTTGTACTGTCTGAACTTCCTAGCCATAGCCATAGTTCTCACCAGTTGGATACGTTTGCTGGTCATCTTAGCATTCATATCATGGACAGTCATTGCTTTCTTCTTCCACTTGATGAACATGTCTAGTTCCTCAGGTGTCATGTCCTTCTTCTTCCCCTTGATGGGACTTGGAAGTACCTTGTAGTCCTCTCTTGGTGGTAGTTTAGCCCATGATTCACCAGTCTCCCAACACCTTTGCATAACCTCTAAGATAGGAACATTTACTGCCCATCTAGTACGTTGTAAGGCATTGATAGCACCATACTCTAGTGGCATGTGATGATTTTTCATCTCCTCTAGGTACTCTCTGTTCCGAGTCTTAATCAGAGGTAGTGTATCAATCCTTTTAGTGTGGTATCCTCCATTAAACGGAGAACTCCAGTCCAACGGAGGTACTACACATGGATAAAAGTATGGATGTAAACCTTCACCTTCCTTGTTCACGTTTTCAATCCAGTATAACGTAGCTTTATTAGCTTGAAGGTATATGATCCTCTTTCTCCTACCAAACTGGACAGTCTTAACTTCCATTAGTCCAGTTGTTTGTATCAATAGGTCTATTAGTTTACTACCTAAGTGTAGTCTCTCAGTCTTAGTCCATGCTTCATGGTCTAGAAGCTCCAGTCTACTCATGGTTCTTATGATATTGTACCTCCTGTACAGTCTGTTACTGGTACGTGAGGTTACTTTCTTCTTGATCCTCCTGAATATCTTTCTGGATTCTTCCCCTTTGTCCCATAGATCAAACTTAAACTGATCCTCTATTGCACCTGCTAACTTCATAGCAATACGAGTGAAGGGACTTCTCTGTGAGACACCATCAATAGCATACTTCAAGGTGAGATAGGAACATACCTCTGAGTCCATCAAAGCTAGAGTAAGTGCTGACTTCTGGTACTTACCTACCCCACCTGACATCGCTTCATGTAAGAACTCCTTGATACCTTCATTCATTACATCAAGAGCCTCCTTCATAAGAGTTATACCATAGAGAGTAGTTGACTCTCCTCCCCCTTTTCGTGACTCTCGTATACTCTTGTAATACCTGTCGATACCAAGAGAGTTCATCTCCTTTTCTATTTTATCTTGCTCATCAGCTAGATTCAATTTAGCTCCTCTTTAGATAGGTTTTTAGAGATAGTTTCGTTGAAGTTCTTTTCAATAAGGTTCATTGTTATGTCAATGAAAGTTAAAGCAGTAGCTATACGTTCCATTGGTTTATGCTCGTCATCTCTGAGTGCTCCATCAATCATGACTAAGCTATTACCCATGATCTTCTGTGCTTCTCTGTCCATGACAGCTATCTGTTTATCAGTTAGTTTGTACTCATCTTTGAGTTCATCATAACCAATCACTTTTAGTTCATCATCTGTTTCCATAGGCTAGTTTAATTTAGTTATTATTTCTTTCCGGTATTTCATTATACCTTCTTTGAATGATTGGGCATTTATATCACCAGAGAATAACCAATCAGCTTCATCCATTAAGTCTACTGTTCTCTCCATTATAAACTGGATGTACTCAAGTAACTCAAGTGTATCTTCAGAGAACTTAGGTTTGTTTAACCTAATCTCTTCCCTCATAGACTCCACTTGTTCCTTTAGTTTATTCTGGAAGTGTCCAAAATGTCCTCCACTCATTCTATCCTCACAGTTATATAGTTTACCAACCTTTAACCTAGTGTACACCTTCTTACTTTGGTGTACCTGAGTACCACGATTGAGAATTCCTTTACCCATCTTTATTCTCTTACTACGTAAATGTCCACTTTTTATATACTAACTTTTAAATTAGTGTATACTAAGATCTTACTTTGGTTGCCATTAGTTTAACATCTCTGACATAAGTATCCCCATATTCCCATGATCCATAGGTATGTGGACTCATGACTGCACAGAACCACCTAGCATACGGATTCTCTGCCTCTTTGGAGGGCTTCTGCCACTTCTTCAAGACTCTCCATTCCCATAGTCCATCTGGAGAATTCCAGACCCATACTTCATATGGTTTTTCTACTGGCCTTGTCTTTCCCATCAAGTTCTTTTCCATGTGTCTCCTTTGGTTTAGATTTCACCTGAACTATTGATCCTGTGTACCCATCAGGTGTCTTGTATCGTAGTCTAGTCACTACTTCATAGTCAGTCATCCCATCCTTCGTCACTTGCTCCTCTATCGGAGTCAGGTTCATTGTACTTGTGTGAGTATGGATACCCATAGTCCTCATCATCACCACAGAATACATGAAACTGTGTCTTAGTTGATTCTTTTGCTCTATTGTAATTGATTACTGGTCTACTGTAATAGTTTGACATGTGTCTCCTTTAGAAAGTTACCCAATCAAACCCATGAGGTTCACCCCAATGAGCTATTGTTACCCATGTAAAAACTATTAACATGAGGTATTTCCATATTAAGTATTCAATCATTTTCCTGCTCCATATATCTCGATTATTAGTGTGCCATTTTCTAGCCTGACCTCATACTCAAACTTCCAGTATTCCAAGTCTGATAGTATCTCACCTAGAAACTGTTTATGTTTGTACCAATCTAGTTTAATCTTGTTAATCATGCCCATTCCTCCACATATACTGAGGTATCTCTGTTTGAATCCAGAAACTCTTGTGCTTCTTCTGAATCTGCCACCTCAATGTAGTAGTTCTTCATGTTACTACGTACATAGGTGAATGCATCATTTAAAGACATATCATTTACGTATTCATCTACCGCTTTTTCTATGTCCTCTACTGGTACTTCTTCATCATAAATTACTTCTTCCATAGTTACCTTATGTGTGCTAGTATAAATGTGTTCCACTCTTGATAGAATGAAATGTAAGAATAAAGTATAAACATTAGTAACATAAACTTAAACATTGTGTCCCCTTTCTGGTGGGCAGGGTTGGACTCGAACCAACAAATGTGTGCACACGCCTGATTTACAGTCAGGTTGCTTATCCAGTTTGCATACCTACCCTAAAACTTATCATCATCAGGTTCTTTTCTGACCATCTTTACTTGTATCTCTCCACCTCCCCAACAATACATCAGGATGAATAGTATACCAATGAATATACCTGTTAGTACACCAAATCCAAATATTGTAAAGAAGTGGAATATATCTGGTAACATTATAAACCACCTATTAGTACCCATTAAATTCTCTCAGCAATCTCTCGGCATCGTCTGGATTGTCACGTTCCAGACAATGCTCACATATCCACTCGTCAATACCTTCCTTAACTTCTTCAACTATAAACAAGGTTTCATCAGAGTCTACGAGATGATCACACCCACTACAATAGAACATTGACATACTACCTGCCTTCTCGTTGTATTAGTCTAAATGATGTTAGTGTGAGTTCTGCTGTATCGGTTGTCCCATCTTCAAAGGTAAGCTGGAAGTTAGCCCGATAGTTCTGATCCTTTAGTAATTTATAGAGCACATTCACCAAGTGCTCATGAGCCATATCTTCAATGTCCACATGTTCATCTTTTGAGACACTGTAGTAGCTCAGTTGTAAGCCACTGTTATCCATGTAATTCCTTTCTACCAGATGCACTCATGTAACTCTGAGACATCATTAGGAGTTTTGAAATGATGCGGATATAGCATACTAACATGAGTACACCAGTTGTTCCACATTGTTTTAGAGCCACCATTGGCTTTGATAAGGTCTAAGTATGCTTGAGCCTTGATACGTTTAGTCTTATCAGAGTTGCCACTAGTCTGTAGCCAGTTTGGTGTACCTTTGGAGGCATCCACTTCTGGTAGATACTTCCTAAAGTTGTGTACATCCATACATCCACTCTTACCAGACACTAGTTGTACCACAAATCCGGCCTTAGGTAATCCAAGACCCGGTACTTCCAGAAACAGCATCATTAACTCATGTGCACAATTAGCCCTCCTAGCACGCAGAATGCCCGTCATGCGATCAAACAGGTCTTGTCTATGCTTACGCACGTAATTAATCCCTGTTCTCTTGTTGCCCCAAATCCACGATGATTTGATACCTCGCTTCCTGAATTCCTTCATCATCCGAGGTAGCATACTAGTCTGTACTCTGATACTAGCGAATACAAACGCTATCACGTTTTCAAGGTTCTTCGCATTAGACTGAGCATACACACGCACCTTAGGATTGTGCGTATTGTACATTATATGCTCTCCCTATTTTGTAGCGTTGATAATATTTGCTCTGATCACCAACATTGCATTGTCGGCAGGAACAGAACACCCCATTGTGTAGCTTTCCTTTGATATACTTGGAAAACTTCACAAACTTCCTTTGTCTTTTCGGACTCATAGCTTAGTTTATATTAGTCCACTCCATTTGAAATGGTACGTGAGTAATATTGACTCCTAACTCAGAGATAAAACTAAGGTCTCCATGTGATAGAGTCTTTTTACCAAGTCTTTCGGCATAATCCTTACCCAATTTATTCATTGGATAGGTTCTACGCATACCATATTCTATGCGTTCCTGTATTTGTACTTCCATATTATCCCCATTATGAGTTTAATATTTTATTAGCATTTTCCACAAGATCACGCTGACTTTGCATTAAGGCGTGAAACTCTGGTCTAGGTTGACCATCATCAATGGCTATTACTGCAATTCCACTAATAGAACCCATGTAGCAACCTTTACCAGTTACCTTGCCACTTTGACCAACAGTTACCCAAGATCCCGGTTGTAGACCAAGTTTAGGTACAGTTTGACCATGTATGGCAGTAACATTTTTAACGAATTTCATATCGTTACCCCATTATTGGTTATCAGTGTAGGTTTTTCAAAGACCCACCTATACATAACCTACAAAAGTATAGATAGGATAAGTTATAATACTATGCGTTTCTTGGTACTGGCTCTTTACCATAAGGTACAGAACCTAACATTCTTTTTCTTGTAAGGTATGAAGATAGAACCTTAGGATTACGACAAGGTCTTACCCTTGACCTTCCAGCATTCCATACACCAGAAGTCTTTAGAGTCCCTCTAGTAACTGGTACTGGTAAGATTCTATGCAACACACCTTCTATCATGGTGTATTTCATAAGTCAATTTTCTAAGATCAAATTTAATTAGTCTTCCTAATATAAGTCTACTACAGTTTTTAATACTGTCAATAGTCTTTTTTACTTATCTCTATATTGTTTGCAGTTAGCTTGTTCTACAACGATTGCAGACCAGTTGTTAACTGCTTCTTCCTTCTCTATAGACTCTAAATACTTCCATTGAGGACTATCCTCAAGACTCCAATGTGATTGCTCACATATGTTGTCTATTAAGTCTTCTTCTTCTTTAGACTCCATTGGAGAAGTAACTCTTGAGCACTCTTGCTCTAATTGAGTATATCCAACAGACATATATTTAACTCCATATTAATTAGTTATTAAGTATTCCTAATATAAGTCTAAA